TATTGCCAAAAAATTAGGAGTGCCACTAGAAGAATACGCAAAACACGTGAAGGAGCAATAAAATGAATGAAAAAATAAATAAAACCTCACGCGAGTCACAAGAAAATAAGCCATTAAGGAATAAACCTTGGACTCCTCCATCAAGTCTGGATGCACCCCCTGCACCAAAAGGTACAGTGCACAGGTGGATTAGAACTGAGTTTATGGGACAAGAAGATACAGGTAATGTCTCAAAAAAACTTAGGGAAGGCTGGGAATTTGTAAGAGCTGAAGAGATTAAAAATCAACTTGGCGATCACGATTATCCAGTAATTCAATCTGGTCAATATCAGGGGTTAATTGGGGTTGGCGGCCTTGTGTTGGCAAGGATACCTGAAGAAATAGTCGAGTCACGTAGGCAGTATTTTCAAAGAGTTACTGCTGATCAAGTTAAAGCCGTGGATCAAGACATTCTAAGGGAGCAACGACCAGAGATGCCTATTAATGTTAATAGACAATCTCGTGTAACTTTTGGTGGTGGTCGTAAATCATAATTTTTTGATAAAAGCCATCGCTGTAATATTAATGCCTTATTAAGGAGATATTTTATGGCAAATGTAAGTGAAAAGTTTGGTCTCAGACCTTATAAATCGCTAAATGGTGCTCCGTGGAATAATGCTCAGAATAGGTATACTATTGCAGCCAATTATGGAACAGCTATTTTCCAAGGTGACTTGGTAGTTCCAGTAGCAGCAGGGAATATTGAAAGATATGACGTAACTGCTAGTAGTGGAGCTGTTAAACCAATTGGTGTTTTCAATGGTGTATTTTATACTGATCCAACTACGAAGAAACCAACATTTAGTAACTTTTATCCTGGCTCTATTAATGCCAGTGATATTGTTGCAAATGTAATTGATGATCCTAATACGTTGTTTTTAGTTGATTCAGACGAAGCTATGACAAGAGCTGGTCTGTTTATTGGTTATAAAACTACAAACGTAACAGGAAACACAGCAACTGGCATATCTAAAGTGCAACTTGATACAAGCAGTGCGGATTCTACTAATGCAATTCCATTGCAAGCAGTAGATATAAGCCAAGACGTTAACAATGAGGACACAACATCTGCTAACACAAATGTTATTGTCCGTATTCAAAACCATTTTCTGAATCCACCAGCTGCTGCTGGGGATACAGGGGTATAAGGGAGATAAAATATGGCTATTTCAAGATCACAATTGGTCAAAGAGCTAGAGCCTGGTTTAAATGCTCTCTTTGGCTTAGAATATAATAGATACGAAAACGAACATGCTGAAATCTTTGCATCAGAAGCATCTGATAGAGCTTTTGAAGAAGAAGTCATGCTGACTGGTTTTGGGTCTGCTCCAGTAAAAGAAGAAGGTAGTGCGGTTACTTTTGACCAAGCAACTGAATCTTTCACTGCGAGATATACTCACGAAACCATCGCTATGGCATTCGCTATTACTGAAGAAGCGATTGAAGATAATCTGTATGATAGATTAGCGGCTCGTTATACAAGAGCTTTGGCTCGTTCCATGGCTAATACTAAACAAGTAAAAGCAGCAAATGTATTGAACAATGCGTTTAATTCTAGTTTTGCTGGTGGAGATGGTAAGGAGCTTTGTGCGACTGATCACCCACTTGCAAATGGTGGTACATTCAGAAATGAATTATCAACTGCTGCTGACCTATCTGAAACATCATTAGAGCAGTCATTAATTGACATTTCTGCGTTTGTTGATGAAAGAGGATTAAAGATTGCTATGCAAGGTGTAAAACTGATTATTCCGAAAGAACTTCAGTTCACTGCGGATAGAATTCTAAAATCACCGCAAAGAGTAGGTACTGCTGATAACGATATTAACGCTATGGCTTCTATGGGCATGATCCCACAGGGTTATAGAGTTAATCATTATCTAACAGATACTGATGCTTTCTTCATTATGACAGATGCACCTAATGGCATGAAAATGTTCGTTAGAAGTCCAATTAAAACTGCAATCGAAGGTGACTTTGATACAGGTAATGTAAGATTTAAAGCAAGAGAAAGATATTCTTTTGGATTCTCAGATCCAAGAGGTGTTTTTGGTTCACCAGGAGCCGCTTAAATCTTTTAAACATAAAAGCAAAGAAGGGGACTTACGAGTCCCCTTTTTTTTTGTATAATATAAGCACCAAGATAATATAAACTGGATATAGACTGACTTGGCAGACACCCTAGAGGACTATATCTTTTTAACTAGGAGAAAAAATGGCAGGAGTACATTTTACAGGGCCAATTCTTTTTGCAGGTAGAAACAATGAAAAGAAATGGTTTGAGAATTTACCAATTGATAAAAACCCAGATTACGTGGTTTACTTTGATGACTTCGATAGAATAGGATTTGATTCTAACACAGGTCACAGATGGACTGTCGTAAAAGATTCAGGTGCGTCTGTAGCAATTGTTGCGGATACAGTAAATGGCGAAGTGGCACTTACTTCAGCAGGAACTACTGATAATGATGGCGCTTCAATTCAAAAGAATGAAATTTTTGCAGTACAAACAGGCAAAGACCTATGGTTTGAAACTAAAGCAAAACTATCTGATGCAGATCAAATGGATTTTTGTGCAGGTTTTACAGTTAATTTTGCGACAAACCCAGAGGCAATGTTGGCTGCAGCTGACAGAATTTGCTTTCAAGTAGATGATGGCGATGCTTCTATACTTTGTAAAACAGAAAAAGATGGTACAGAAACATCTACTGATTCAGGTATTGATTTTGCTGACGACACTTTTGCAACATTAAGTATTAGAGTCCAAAGCACTGGCAAAGTTGACTTTTTTGTTAACAGAAGTTTAGTTGCAACACATACAACTAACATTCCTGACGATGAAAATTTAACTATTGCGGCTATGTCAGTATCTGGTGATGCAACAGGAACTAAAGCTACTACTTTAGATTATATGTTTGCAGCAGCAGACAGATAGGAGTAAATTATGAACTCTGATGTAGGTGCAAAAACTTTAACATCAACAGGCACAATACAGTCTGGTAGAACAAGATTATTATCTATATACTATGTTGGTCATGCTAGTGCAGGAACTTTAACATTTAAAGATGGTGGAGCGAGTGGTACACAAAAATTAGTTATCACAACACCAGCTAGTAGTGCTGCTGACCAATATCAAATAGATATACCTTTAGATGGTATTGTGTTTAAAACAGACATACATTTGACAATATCAAATGTAACATCTGTCACTGTTTTTGTTACACCAGTGACTGCTGATACTGACAATGGATAGTTATTACGAAGACCTTGATTTGTTTGGTTTAGCTAAAGGTGGAATGCCTAAGCGTAATAAAAAAAATTATAGATCAACCAAATCAGGGGCTGGTATGACTGCTGCAGGTGTAAAAGCTTACAGACGGATGAATCCAGGTTCAAAGTTAAAAACAGCGGTAACGGGTAAAGTAAAAAAAGGCAGCAAAGCGGCTAAACGTAGAAAGTCTTTTTGCGCTAGAAGTGCAGGACAGGCTAGAATGCATAATATTAATTGTAAGAAAACGCCAAACAAAAGAATTTGTCAGGCAAGAAGGAGATGGAAATGTTAGAAAAATGGGATATGATAAAAAACTTGTATACAAACAATAAAGATAGTATAGTGGTTGTATTATGCGTATTATTACTCCTATCTTGGATGTTTTAGTTTTTGCACTGCTTAGTGTTGGAACTGCTTTCTTTATTTCAATATGGAGTCTTTGGATGCTTTTAAGTTTGCCAATAGATATATTTTACGATGCAATTATCAAAAAATTTTTCTCTTAATGAATTAACAAAATCACAGACTGCAATTAGACTTGGAATTAATAATGTTCCAAGCTCACAAGAAATTTTTAATCTAAAAAACCTTTGTGAAAATATTTTGCAAAGAGTTAGGGATAGGTTTAAAGAACCTGTTATAATTAATTCAGGTTATAGGTCAGTTAAATTATGTAATGCAATAGGTAGTTCAGGTAAGTCCCAACATGCAAAAGGTCAGGCGGCAGATATAGAAGTTATGAATTTAGACAATAAAGTCGTTGCTGAGTGGATAAAAAATAATCTTAATTACGATCAATTAATATTAGAATTTTATAAAGAATCTGAAGGTCCCCGAAGTGGGTGGATTCACGTTTCTTATGTAAGTGACAAACCAAGAAAACAAGCCTTACTAGCTGATAAAGATAAAAACAACAAAACGAGGTATATGCCATGGTTATGAGTAGAAATCAAATGCGTCAACAAGTTACAAAAGGTCCGCAAAAACGTAAATATGCAAAGACTAGAAAGAAGAAGAAAAGAGTGCTAACATAATGAAGGATGATATTATAAATGCTTTGATAAAAGTGTATGAGGCTAATATAGAGAAAGCAAATGCAACTATAAAAATTTATCTTGAAAATTGTGTAGGAATTGGTGAGCATCCTAATATAATTGATGAGATTGATAAACAGGTAAATATAGTATCAAGCAACGAACACAAAATAGATATTATAAGGAGTTTTAAATGACCAAATTATGTCCCAGAGGTAAGGCTGCCGCAAAAAGAAAATTTAAGGTTTATCCAAGTGCCTATGCAAATGCCTATGCATCAAAAATCTGTGCTGGTAAAATT